CGATGTTGATGCTTTTCTTTGTCAACGTTTTCATCACCATTCGCAATTTCCATCTCGGAATCGTCACAGCGCTTAACGACTGTCACTCGTGGGTTACCGGTGCCATAGCTACCTTGCTCGGCGCTTTTTGGGCCCGTTACGCGAGTACGTACAGTCTGTTTTGGCCGGAGCGTCTCCCGTTCTGGCATCCCCGCTGTATTTTGAGCCTTGCGTCCACTGACACTGTTCTGGACTCGTTGAAGGCCTCTTTGACGTACCCTTATCCGACTAGGTTTGTTTGCGAGTTTTCCCACGACATTGCTACCTATGCAGTCGTGTTTACCTTTGTGGCAGTTGTTCTATTGGGGAGTTACGTCCTGTACTCTCTACTTTGGACTCTGTTGGGATTCGGAAATCCAATTGCCTATTATTGGTCTACCTTGTTGGCGCATCCTTTTAAGACAGCTGTACCTATACATCCTGATCTTTTGCGTCCTGCTTTTAATGACCTGACCCTGCGCCCTGCCCGCGCAATAGTCAACCACTCCCACCCTGTTCAAGCGTCCCTGCGTGCTGCGGTTACACTCGCCATGCAAGCGCTAGCAGGAGCCATTGGCTTCAAATTATATATCGTACAGCGATCCAAAGCGGATAACAGACATGGCTTTGATGGTTGCGAGACGATTGTTTGGAGCAAGGATGCGCATCGTGCACCTGTTGCGTTTAATCCGCAACGGCACCATCTGGTTGCTCTTGTCGACACGTCCGATTATGTCGATATGAACCTGGTGTTGAGCTACGGACAGCCGACCATATTGTATACGGTTGTTCCGTCATCTGCCGCGTCTGTGACTGACGAATACTCTTACACGTTCAATGGAGACAATGAGCTCATCTTCAGCGTGAAGGGTGGTGCCCAATACAAACAGAAGATTTGGGACACTGGCAGGGACATGGTTACGGCGATAGCTTTCTCGCCGTCTGGCTTGATCCTGAATAAAACCGTGTTCAACGTCGACCGCAAGTTCGTCGACAAGGACCATCAGCTGATCCTCTTTTCCCCTGCTGCGAAGTTTCGATTTTATGTCTTCGACCTGAATCCTAGGTTGAACGGCCCGTTGATGAGACTTTGCCCGGTTGAGGACGGCTGGATTCGATTGCGCGTGCTCGGAGGTGCCGAGATGCCATTGAAGGTGAGCACTGCTCGTGTCGGACGGTATAAGGCCGCTGATTTGAGTGTAGAGGTTGATGATGCCCTGGCTGAAACTGCCGGGTTGTCCAAGAATGCCCTACAGGCATCAACCACGCAGACTGTGACTAAGTTGCCTGCTGTGGATTGTGCTGTGCTCACTGGTTATCACAGGGAAATCGCAGAACCGGCCGAAGCAACCGTTTACTGCGTCGACGAGTCGGTGGTACGTTATCAGCATGCTAGTACGTACGAACCTGAGGCTCCCACGTTACTTGAACCTTTCATGTCGTGCATCGGACCCGAGTGCTTTTTGCCTCAGGAGTCACGCGGCAATCGCGAGGTGGCCGTCTCGGCGCGCATTCAGAGGAACGTCAGCTCCATCACTGAGCTAGATGTGAAGTATGAGCGTGCCTTGAACGAATTCAGGGATTACGTGGTCGGAGACCGCAGACACTCGTTGTTCCCGCTTACCGAAGCGGAAGTGCGGGAGGCCCAGCCTACCCCCTCGCAGCAACACATCATTGACACCGGCGCGCTCGTCGGTGATCAGCAGGGCCCCGAAGAGCCCATCCGCGCGTTCGAGAAGGCGGAGCCTGCACAGAAGGTGGCTGCCCCTCGAATCATCAGTCCCGACGACGCTAACCATAAGCTTTTGGCCTCCCGTTACATGATACCAGTTCATCGTATGTGCAAAGAACGATTTGGAGTGGACGGAGATAGGTGGTATGCGCCGGGTATGACCCCCGTTGAAATTGCGGAGCGCGTCGCGGAAATTTGCCAGTCAGATGACGTTACTTTGGCTGATGGTGACAAATTCGATAGCTCGATGTCCCCTGTCGAGCGCGCGTGGGAGCATTCGTTGTACTACGCGTTGTTTCATCCCAGCACTCATGCCGAGCTGGAAGTCGCCTTGAAGAAGATGCACCTCTGCCCGGTGGTCTTCGGTGGCGTC